CCCTTCGGAGAAGCATGGAACATATTAGTTTCCTCTTGTGTTAATTTAACAGATGCTATATAAATGTTTCTGCCATTTAAATCTTCGCACTCGTCAAATGTCAGATCGCTTTTATTTTTTTCCAAAATTATTTCGCCACTCTGTGCATAGGTGATTAAAATATTAGAAAAAGATTCTTCAGGATCTACTTCAAATATAAACGAATGTTTTGGTGTGGTAGCTCGTATCATACTATCACCTTCTTTACGCTCAGCTGCCGTTAATGAGAGATCTAAGTTCTTTCAGTTCATCAGATAAAGAAGTGCTTACCAAATTATATCCGGCTTCAATACGACTACCTAATGCGATGTTAGAACTTGTTCTGTAAAGTCTGTCGTTTTTTATAATCAGATCATTCTTTTCATATGCTTTTTCAGCATACGAAGTATTATTGTACGCCCCAATCACATTTATACCATTAGATTGCTCTGTTTTTTCATCGGCCCTTGCCAGATAAAAATCAAGCGTGATATCGATGTTCTGGAGATACGGATGCAAAAGGGCAGTGACGGCAATATTCAAAGACACATCGCTGTTTCGCATATCGCCGACGACAACCGGATATACCATGTCGCCAAATTGAATATAGTTTTTTCCACCGTTACCGCATTTAAACGTGCAAGTAGTCGTATTGACGGTATTCTGCCCGCTGAGTTTCGTATAAATAATAATGTCCGGAGTTAACGTCGTCGTTTCAATAGACGGCGACTGAACATAACCGGATACTCTGCAATAAAGATTTAATCCATGCTCGTAATTGATTGTGATCCAGTCGTCAGCTGTGATGCTTGAAGCAGCATTAGTTCTTAAATATTTAACATTGTTAGATATTAAGAAATTACGGTTACTTGACGAAGTAGCTGAAGACAATCCCTTCTGTGTAATACGATTGCCAATCAGCCGAACGGTAGGAGATGTAGTCGGATCATAATTGTCAACCAACTGCATCAGATTATCGTGCGTTTGGGAAAGAAGATGATCTGTTAAAATATTAGTGCTTGAAAGAGCTGAAATACCATTATAAACATCGAAAGACTTTTCGCCCTCAGCATCTTCGACAAGTACTTTATGACCACCGTCAATGCTTTCAATGGAAATAATCGGACTAATACCATTTATACCGTCAACGCCGTCAGTTCCGTCAGTTCCATTAATGCCGTTCATAACATCGATGGTTTTCGTTCCTTCAACATCGGTAATGATAATTTTATGCCCGTTTTCGATATTTTGAACGGAAAGAACCGGGCTTACACCATCAACGCCATTTTTACCGTCAATGCCATCTACGCCGTTGAAAACATTAATTTGCTTTGTTCCTTCGATGTCGGTGATTGTGATTCTATGTCCGTTTTCAATATCGTCAACGGCGATCGTAGGACTGATACCATCTACGCCCGGTTGAAGATCTTTAAAATAAAATTTAATCGTTTTATCGTCGATGATCATGTTAACACCTCATCATTCAAAACCTTTTGTAGGCGTAGTTTAACAATCGGTGACGTAAGAATATGATCGTTCTGATCAAGCATTCTCACCTGAATTTCTGCCGTTGGCCGATTCGGATTAAATAATTTCGTTTCTTCCTGCGTCAGATAGAAAGAGGCCGTATACAAATTACCGCACGATCTTTCATGAATACCAAACACAAGATCGTCTTTTTTCTTTTGCAAAACAACGACCCCGTCCTGTGTATAGACAATATCAATATTTTTAAAATATTTATTAGGATCAATATCGAAATAAAAAACATGTTTTGGAGTCGATGCTCTATACATGACACGGCCTCCTTACTTCCATTTTGATTTTTCTTACTCGGCTTCGTGCTTTCCTTCGTACACTTCAACCTTGACCTTAGCGGTCTTGGCGTTCAGCAGCGTCTCGGCGTTGGTCTCATCGAAATTAAAGCTTGCCGTTTCATTCTGAGGATCAATTGCAAGAGTGCCTAAAACATCCTTTCCATGCTTATAATACTGGTCAGAACTGATTTTCAGCAGGGCACCAAGAAATGCGTCGACCGCAACAATCGTTCCTACAATCGGTTCGGCATACGGAAGATTCCACAGTGGCGCAAGAGCCGCATACAGTGTACCAACTGCCGGAAGTACGATCTGAGCAATATACTTCAGAATATCATATACTTTGTTTGTCATGTTTCCTCTTCTCCTCCCTCTTCTTTCAAGAAACTGTGTTCCTGGATGCATTTGTCATAGAGGCGTCTGATTTCCTTAATGGCGGCCTCTATCACACCATTCTTGATTTCATTTTTCTTAATGTACAGTTCGTACGAATCACATTTCTTGATCATGAAGTCAAACTGTTCCTTTGTATGCTTTCGCCCGTACATGCAGGCGTTTGCAAACTCGAGAATATCGCGTCTGGTATCTTCTAGTGACTTTTTCTCAGATTCCGTGATATGTTCGGAAAGCTGAGTCTGGACATAATCAATTTTGAGATCGAGAGCCTTGATTTCGCCGCGGACCGTATCCATCTTTTTATCGATCTTGTCGTTAAACCGGGAGCCGATCCACTTGATCAGAGCGCTCCATGGGCTCCATTTGATTTTCGGAATGATCTCGATTCCGATTGACATTAGAAAGATAAGCACACCCCAGAAGGTTGTAGCTTTCCAACCAATGTAATTTAAAAAATCCTGAAAAGACATTTTCATGTCCTCCATTAGATAAAATTAGGTATACGAGAGAAGCTTCTGCCAGGTTTTGGGACCGACAACACCGTCTGTTCCGAGATTGTAGGCCGTCTGAAACTGTTTCACGACATCCTCAAGATAGGAACCGAACTCTCCGTCTACCGCAGTCACTGGATAGCCCCTGGCTTTCAGAACCGCCTGGAGAACCATGATGTCGTAACCGTTCATGTTCTTATCGACGACTCTCGGAGGCCAGTATTCAGTCGCTGGAATGTACTCCGGTTTTCCATCCGGGTTTACCGGCTCGGGGCTCGGCGTATCTCCGGAAATCGGCGGAAATACGGTGCCCTGCCATGAATCCAGGTCGATCTGATACTTAATGCGTCCTGCCGACTGAAAACGGGCGTCGATATTATGAACCGCCGGATTTTCAAATCTTGCACAGACCGCTTTGACCGCAACGTAAATATCATTCGTCGTGCAGATCGTCTGGAAGTCGGAACTGTAGTCACGCTTGAATTCCTTGATTGCAAATGTAACCTGAAGTTCCACACTGTCAATCGGAAGACCCGTAGACTTCCAGAACTGATAGAGTTCCCTTTTGCGGGTCGGATAAGTCCACTGAACCAAGCCAAAGCCTTTCTGGTCGTTTGCAAATCTGGAAACATCCAACTGCCCAGAATTCAACGCATTAACATATGCCTTGGAAACAGACCGGTAAGACGAAAAATCACCCTGGACTCTGCCGGGTTCACAGTTCGACTCACAGTCCCAGTTTCCTAAAACGCCAAGAGCGCCAGCCTCAGTACAGCCAGCGCTCCGTAAAAGATTATATACTTTTTGGTATTCCGCCACGAAGGATCATTCTCCTTCCATTTTGAATTTTTTAATGAACATTATTCTAAAGCATTCATAACAGATGTTGCTGCATCTTTAAGGCTTCCAGGACCGTTGTAATGCAGTACTCTTACAAGCATTCCTTTTGAAACGGTCGGAGGATGAACAGCACTGCGCGCATAATTAACACAATCCTCAATCGCATTACTGACTTTATTAAATTCAGATGCCGATAGTTCATTTTCTGCCGACACGGACGTAAACGTAATAGTTGGTAAATAACAGTAATCTCGTAACAGATTGACATAATAGCAGAATCTGTTCCAATTAGACGCCGTGATAGCAAGATCAACACGTTTATCAACCTGAAAATATGTAGCGTCATTTTCATTGGAACCATGCCAGTAAAAATAACTTTTTGCAGCCCACATCGCCTTAAATGTTACATCTGAGTCTCTTGTGTAAGCATCACCTGGAAGCCAATGTTTTCCGGTTCCTAGATTATCTGTCCAATATCGAAAAACATAGCCAGACCGTTTTGGCTTTTTGGATGGTATATAATAAGTTTCTCCCTTTTTCTTCTTCTCATTACTAGGACCATCTTCGCCGCCATCCCAGTCATATTTAACGTCATTATCTGGAATTTCAGTTGCGGAAACTTTAAAAACTAATTGATCAGAACTGTCAAACTCAGTCCCTGTTACAAACTTTCCTTTGTGTTCAACTGTGCTATCTCTATAATGCCATTCATACAACAACGGCGTCGTATATCTAGAGTGGTCAGTTATATCTCCAGCATCGCAATAAATTTTTAATGTACGTATTTCACCAGAATTAAATCTTCTACGCCCTTGAAACGATAAGTCTTCAGGAGCTCTTCCGCCATAATACGTAACATGATAGGATATGGAACTTATTCCACCACCACATATTACTGTTACATCAATCGCCATATCCTATCACGCTCCAAATACGGCTTTTACTTTTGCAGAATATGAGCGACCGGTCCAATCTGCCGATGGCGTATCGCCACCATTTCTATTTTCGATAATTACATTTCCGTCGTTGTCTACGTACAAACGATGTGTGTGTTGGTCCAAACTGTATTGAACGCCATCTACCACAATAAAATATATATCGCCAATAAATCCGGATGAATCCACATAACGATTAATGGTGGCTCGATCAGAAAAGATCTGAAGCGCTGAAACAATATCAGAGTAAAAAATCTGAAGTTCTTTGTCGAGTTTCTTCATGCTGATTGCCTGATCCAGAACTTTCGTACCAGTTACTGCTCCGTCTTTAATTTTTTCAGTTATAATTGTACCATCAACAATTTTCTGATATGTAACAGAATCTTTTGCAAGCTTCGATTCAATAACGGCATCTTCTTCAATATTAACGGATTTTACTCCGCCGGTTGAAATATTCGAACTGTCGATTTCGCCGGTGCCGATACGATCTCCTGTAATAGACTTTTTGCCAATACGATTTGGAGATAGAATCCCTTTCCTAAGCCTGGAGGCATCTTCAAGACTGGTCCATGCACTTGATGCTTTCGCATTGGAAACCTGAATTTCTGTGCATTGTTCTTTCAGAACGTCATAAGTATAGCTCGTTACTTTCGCTTTGGTTTCGATATCCAATTTCGGAAATCGAACAGTAATCACATCATACAAACGAACATCTTGACCGAGTTTTGCATACTGAACCGTAAGATCAATAGCCGGAATACCGATTTCATTTGTGAGCATCCAACGTTTTGCTCTTCCAATCAGCTTCTCAACAGTCGGTTTCTTATCTTCCGTTTCGGCCTCAAAATACTCACTTAAATCCAAGTTCTCAATTTTCTGAAGGCTCGCCGGTTTTTCTTCGAATCCATCCGCATACTGAATAGGCGCATAGACGTAAATTTCTTTATCTTCAATTTTATTCGGAAGATAATAAACTTTTGTCGGATCATACGGTTGAGGAGCAGGGGTATAAGTATAACCGGATTGCTCATAATAGTAGAAAGCAGGTGGAGACTTAAAAGCCAGGTCCGGAACATCGATCGGAATAAATGAGCCCAATCTTGTTGACGGTAAATAATAGTCAGTTGAAGGAACATCCTGAGCAGTAATCGTAGCAGGGCTGTAATCAGATACGATTTTTTTATATATGAATGATTGTAATTTAGAGTTAAAATTAAGATCGTATGAATTTACTTTAACATATACATACGATATATTCACGCTTTCCTGTTCCCGGCGTTCAAGAAAGTATGTTTTACTTGGGCGATAATGGTCATCTGTAGTTTCAACATAATTCGCATTAACTATTTCAAAATATCTAAGCGTTGGAATAAAGTCGAGATCGGCATTTGTTACAGCATGATATGTGACCGGTTCCGGTGTCGTCTCAACTCTCCTGTAATAAGTGTGACCTGTCTCATAATGATCAACAACAACGTATTCGCCGTCGATGATTTCACAATAAGTATTGTCTCGATTAAAATCAAGATATGCCTCTGTGACAGGGTAATATACTGAATCAGATACTTCTATAAAATAGGTCTTTTCAGGATTATAATGTTCATCGTCCGTTGGTTCAAACACATTAAGCGATGGAGATTCATAATAAGTTTTATCTTCTATAAAATCAAAATCGCTCGTAGCCATAGGCGGATATTGATACTCCACATTAGGTGTGAAATAGTCTTTTCCGGAATCATAGACTTCATCCTGTGTTGGCTCATGTTCGCCGTCGATCAGTTCGTAATAATCTTCGTCAGTTTTAAATGTAAGATTATCAGCGGTAACTTCGTCATATGTTACGATTTCCTGACCGCCATCTTCTATAGTGGTTCTTGTAAAATAAGTTTTTGTCCAATGATAGGATGAATCTTGCGTTTGAAAATATTTACCTGTAGAATTATTATATTCAAAGTACGTTTCGCCGGCTCTAAACTGCAGATCGCTTGGTACGCTTTCTCTATAGACGCCGTCTTTTAAAATATAATAAACTTCTCCAGGAAGGGGAGATACATCGCTCGTCGCCACATAGCGAAAACCATTTGATCTATAATACGTAACGTCTTCCTTGAACGTAAGATCTTGTATTTCGATAGGACGTTTTTCCCGTGTTTGAGAATCGATCACATAATACATCTTGCTTAAATCAAGCGTCGGATCCTGCGTCGGAACATAGTTCGGCTCTCGCGTATAATAAACAACGCCGTCCTCAAAATCGGTGCCGTTATAAACTTCATATGTCACTAATTGCGTCGATGGATCTGGCGTCGCTCTCACATTCCCTTTCCAGTACGGCAAAACACCGGTCACCATTTCGGAAATGTTCTTGTCCTGACTGAATTCCATCAGATCAACGCCGTATTCGATAACGACGCCGCGATCTTCTCCAGCTGTCTTCTTGATCTGGACATCACGATTATTGAATACGATGTCCCCGCCGTAAAGACCGAGAATACTGTCGTCGCCGTCAAGCAAAAGCTCACGAACCGTCTTCGGTGCTTCCATTTTGAATTTTTCCATCAGATTCCAATGATCTGCGTTAAATTCTTCAGGAGTCGTAACGGGTTCGATACATTGCCAGGTATCGTTTTCATCAGGTTTATCCGGTCGGCCGTTTATCACATACTCTCCGCGTTCGTACGTTTTCGTCGGGTCATATTGCGGAATCGAATACGCAGACATCGTAAACGGAAACACTGTATCGGTTCCGATCATAATGAGATTGTTGTAATCTGTCCCTGTTTTCTCAGTTACCTTGGAAATAACCTGGTCAGGGGAGATCTGATCGCCGAACTTTTTTACTGGATAACCGGAGAGATCATAACTGATATGCTGACAGTTTACCGTTACCTTGGCGTCGATATTCTCTTCGATTCCGTAAATGCGAAAGATCTGAGCAGGCTTATCGTTATCGATTTTCGCCAGAACCTGCCGTCCAATCTGGAGTTCCGGAAACAAATAGTCGGTGCAAGGATAGGAAAACTGTAGCTCGATTTCGCCTTCGGATGTCTGTCGAGCTTTACATTCGCTGCATCCCATCAGATCCCCAATACCGTGATTTGTATAATCAGTTGCGTTGTGTTCAAACAAAATCGGTATCAACTATCTCTCACCAACTTTCATATTGTCCACCAGTTCGGAATAACCTTAACTGCATGAATGTTTCCGGACCATGTAATCGTCGACGCTTTCGTCAGCTTCAGATTATTATAGTCACCAACAACACCAGCGTTATACAGATGCTGAAGTTCCTTCATATAATACTGATGATTCTTAACATCCAAAATCATCGGAATATCAGTTGCTTCTGGCGCAATAACGACATCTGGATCATTGCTCACGGTCACATGCCTGGCGTTCACCGAAATTTGTCCAGTCGCTGACCCAACTCCCATGTATACTTCGATAATTGGAAGCGCGTCAAATGAAGTCGGATTATAAATCGTTTTTCCGGTTGATGGGATATCAATCGGATTTAATCCGTATTTATAATATTTCTCAGGGGCGCAGTTAAACGTCAAGGTTCCTTCTCCGTATTCGTTAAAGAAACTGACAAATTCAGAGCCTCCTGTATAATATGCCATTCTATAAAAATCAGGAAAATAACTATCTTCAAGTTTCTGATATCCGTCGTGCCCGAGAAGCCAATCCACAACTTTCGGCATGGCGGCTTCAAGACCTCCTAGATATTTCGAATCGAGAAACACCTGATACTTCTGCGTATAGTTCTGAAAAGATCCGGTTGGAATTACAATGTTTCCGTTTCGTCCCGGAACTTCCTGAACTTCTACGATTTTTTCTGGTATCATTACGCTGGGATAGTGCTCGACGACCATTCCAACGTCTTTACTGCTGGTACCGGCCCAGATAATCATCCGGCGAGCACCTCCTCATTTCCATTTTGAATTTTTGAATGAAAAATTACGTTCGATTAGAACGGTTTATGATTTGTAAAAAGTAAAAGGAGTAGCGCCCGGATTAACCGAACGCCGCTCCTCTTCTAGTAAGCCGATTCGCCATCCGAACCATAACCGCATCTGCAATTGCATTCGGATCCTGACCTTCGGCTCCGTAAATATTAAATACAATATTGTCTCCGTTGTTCACGGTTTGTGTAGATCCCACATTCGACGCGATCCGCTCAACATCGTTCATACGCCTGCTGATGGCATTTGTCATCTCTGCAGACATACTATAGTTTCCGCCGAATGCAGAACCAATGGCTCCGGCCGCCGCGTTAACATTGTTCAGATCCACGACTGGCGTAATAGACGGAGAAAACTCAAACTCTTCATCGGCAACGGTTGAAACCATAAGCATAGAGTTCATAATGGCGTCAATCAGTTCATTACCGAGAACCACAACAGAATCGATCGCCGAACCGGTCTCGTCCTGAATACCTTGCTGAATACCGAGAGGAATATAACCGGCAAGCTTCTTAAAGACTCTGGAAGGAGACTCAATCAAAAGCGTATCTGTAAATCCGCTCTGAAGCGCCGCGGCCAGATCACCACCGCTTTCATATACTGCATAAAGCTGTGCCAGAATACCGTAAACAAGACCGTATGCCGCGTCAACGCCGTAGTCATTAAAGACCTTATCAATCTGTTCAAACGGATCGACAACGTTTTCATACATGTCTGTGGCTGAACTGCTTGCGGTGTCTACAGGCATCGAAGTATCAATACTTCCAAAAGATCTGGCTTCCGTCGTGACATCTCCTAGAAGCTGCTTCATTCTCTCCATCTCATAGATATTACCCTGAGCAGCATCAAGTTGCCTGTAGAACTCGTCTGTTGTAAGACCAAGCGCGTTTGCAAACTCGCCATACAGAATATCAGCTAAGGTATCGTATTGCGCTTGGATAACATGCAAACGGTCTCTCTCATCGTAATTATTCTCTGGTAACGAATTAATTTGTTGATCAATTTCTTCTTTCTTTTGCGTAAGTCTTCCAAAAGCCGTTAAATATCCCTCAATGTCTGTATCTAATCCATCAAATATTTCTTTTCTTGTTTTCTTTATACGTGTATTAAATCCAAACATGATCGCCTTAAAAGGCAATAGTAATTTCTTACTCTTATCGTATAGCACATCAACTACAGAATCAGTCATAGAATTCGTCCCAAGAAGATTTGCCTTTACAGCATCATTATAGCCGTTTACAGTACCAAGAACAGTATTATAAGCATTGTCATACATAACGCCGCTCGGCGAGTGAATATCCAGTCTTTCTCTGAAACCATCGTCAAACGAAGCCGCGAGATTCTGACCAACAAGATAAGCATTAACCATATTTTCGGTAACGCCTTTGATAAGTCCGTCTACAATGTGAACGCCGGCAGCTCTCATCTCGTCCATCAGACGATAGAGAGGATTGACAGCCTGATACCAGTTCTCATCAATGCCCTTACCGATGCCGGCAGGAATATACCGACCGACTTCATCGGCCATGACAACCGAAGGAGATTCTATTTTAAGAAGTCTCTTTAACGTGCCGGGAATATAATCACTGTATTTTCCCAAAACCGATTCAAGTTCGGCTTGTTCTTCTGGCGAATTGATACCGCCTGTCAACCCAGCGATAATGTTTTTTCCGACATCTTTAAGATCAACGTCTGAAATTTGATCAAGCCAGGATGAGTCAATACCATATGTATCAAGAAATGTAGATAGCCACCCTCGTGCCTCATCCATATCAAGAAAATCAAGCGCATCAAGAAGACTACCGTTTCCGCCAAGATCAACACCTGCAACATCTGAAATAACACCAAACAATTTGGAAACTGCGTTCGTTTCTTCATCGACGGCTGCTGTGACTTCTTGAACCGCACCTGTTTGTTCAGTGATGGTTTCTACTTGCTCGTCAACAGCGTCCGTCTGTTCTTCAACAGCGTCAGTCACCGATTGCGTACTCAATCTACGTTTCAGATCAAAGCCTTCTTCTCGTTCGGAAGAATTCAAAGAATTATTAAGTGAGCTTGCGGCTTTAGCAGCATCATCGGTAGCTTCGGTACCATCTTTGGTAACATCTGTTTCAATTTGTTGCTTTGCAATCAAATCCGCATATAGAGCATTAAGAGCGTCAAGACGTTCTTGAAGCTGTGCAGTCTCCCAAATAGCTTCATCGCCGAATTTCGTATTTGCGACTTCAATCATCTGCTGTTGGATATCCGCTATGTCATCAGCCACTGCACTAACATCATCAAGATGCGCTCTTTGATAAGCAGTTACTTTTGTTACATCATAATCAGAAGCTTCGAGTTCATCTCTAATATCTTTCCAACTTCCATAAGCGCCATGTGTTTCATCTGCCAAATCTTTTGCAAATTGCTTCATGATAACGTTTCTGTCAGATTCCATGGTAGCAATTTCTTGAGCAGCAGCAGCGTAAGATTCGGAAGCGGCGACCCACGCGTCATTATCTTTATTATTTTCCGCTTCTTTCATGGCGTCTTCAAATTCTTTTCGTTTCGCTATTGCAGTCTCATATTGTTCCTGAACATTCTTTAATTCATCAGCACGCTCTTCAACCGTAGGATCTTTTTTACCAAAGAACTTTGTGTTTCGTTCTTCATCTTCGATTTGAGCTTCTTTCTTATACTCTTTAATACGTTTCGCGACAAACCAGACTGCGGCAGCAGCGGCAGCAATAGCAAGAAGCCAAGGCAATATTGATCCGAGAGAGGCAAGAAGCCCTCCTCCTGCAGCTCCGGCGCCGCCTGTAATTGCTTCAACCAATAATTGTACAGCCGCTTTAACTTCTCCGAAACTCTCTTTTATATTAAGAATGTTACCGGTTTTAATACTTTCAATTGTCTCCGCTACATTTACAATAGCATCCACAAGCCCGCCTTTTCTTGCAATGGTCGTCTTCGCCATCGAAAACGGTCGGGCAAGCTTCAAAATACCAACTGCAATACCGAGACGTTCGATATGTCCGGTAACTTTGGAAACTCCTTCTTCAGTTTCTGTCAGTTTCGTAAAGAATTCCGTATTGAATGCGCTATCGAGAAGGCCGGCTGTGACACGCACTGCGGCATGCACAAGATTAGTAAACGCCTCAACAATACCGGGAGCCTGATCATTAATTTCTTTGGCAACGGCATTAACCAAGTCGATAACGCCGCCAATAATTACATGGGCGAACGTAGGAATAAGACCGGAAACATAACCGGCGCCAATTATAACCAACGTTTCGAGAGCTGCCAGAAGTGACTTTTTATTCTCCTCGTCCTTCAGAAACTCGATCATTTTCGTAAAGCCATTGCTGACGCCGTTTTTCATACCGTTGGCCATCTTTTTTAACGTTTCAACAAAACGATCGCCGAGTCTGCTGAACACACTGCCGCCGAGAAGATGGTAAAGCCTGTTAATTCCGTATGTGAACATTACCAAGGCGATAATTAAACCACTAAGAATGAGCAGAACCTTACCCATACTCATACCCATGGATTTAAGATCCATTGATTTTAATTTTTCAAGCACGTCAATCATCTTAGGAAAAGCCAGTGAAACAATAGCAAGACCAACGGACAGCATTAAAATACCGGCCGTCAATGAAATGATGCCAGCGCCGGTTAAAACGGCAGCCATACCGAAAAGCAGCAATGCTCCGGCAAATTTAGCTACCGCACCTGATAAATTGGCAAGACGCTTAAATCCTTTTTCAAAGATTTTCCAATCGGCATCTGATAAATTCCCTAAGTAATTTGAAAACAGACCGAACGCAACCGCCAAAGCAAGCACAACGGGCGCCAGGAATAATCCGGCCAATGAAAGCATCATAATACCTTTAGCTATTTTATAAAGACCTTCGCCGAGTCTTAGCGCGTTTTCGCTTCCGTTATTCTTAAGAACAACTTTACCGATTAATGCAAGAATTCCAGCGAGAAGTCCAATCATTACGACAATAATCCCAAGCGATTTAATAATATGCCAATCGCTCATCTGTTCACAGAGTTTTGCTATTCCAACAATAGGCTTCAGCATTAACGAAAAACCGAAAGATATAAGTAGTAATGATGCGGCAAATTTAATTAATAAAGTGCCAACCGCCTTTATCTGTGCTTCCGCTTTATTTGACATCGTGCCGGCAAAAGCAACCAGAAGCAGCGAAATCAGTCCGGCAATAATTCCTAAAACAGTAATTGCTGCGAATACACCATCTATATTGAATTCAAATATCTTTTCAGCTGCGGATAGAAGAAGAATCGGCATTGTCAGCATATTAAACGCCAAAGCAATAATCATCAAACTAGCGGCGACTTTGATAAGAAATGTACCAATCTGATGGATCTGATCGGCCGTGAACCCATTAACGGCTTGGCTTATAAGCCATACCATAACGCCAATTGTAAGTAGCAGTGCAACGACCGTTCCTACCGCGAGCCCGAACTTTTTCATTCCGGCTTTGCCCCTCGCAAGCTTCAAAACGCCGCAAAACGCAAGAATCGGAAGAATCAGCATCTGAACAGCTAACGCAATAAGCATCATACCGGCGCCCATTTTCATAAACATGGATCCGAGCGCTCTGATCTGAAATGCACCAAAATCGCTACTCTTGACCAGGAAAATAATTCCCGCAAACATAACGGTGATTACACCGAGAATTTCTATAACCGTTTTAGCAGCTTCTCTGAGATATCCGACTCCGACATATTTCGCAACCAATGCCAGAATTAACGCCGTAATCCCAATCGAAGATATAACTGAAGCCATACCGATCAGACCGGTGCCAAGAATCGGCATAAATTTAAACGACTCAAAAATCGGACCGGATGATTTCACAAGAATATTGGCGAACATGGCGAGCAACGACAAAATTGCAATTACTGTCGATGAGGCTTTTTCAAGCTTATCAGAAGGAACTTTAGCCAAAATCCATATCGCCCCGGCAATAAGACCGGCAGCAACCGCAAACTTAAGAACAGCATTTGCTTTAATATCAAATGACAGAGAACGGAACATTTGTCCGAAATCTTCGAACATATCGGTCAATCGATCCGGAACGTCGGCGATGTTGTCAGCCAGACCGTTAACAATGTTAAGACTGTGACCGACTTTGAACAAAACGTCCGCAATAACGCCGAGTTTCAAAGCGTCGATAACATCACTGATCTTGAGCTCGCGAAGCCCTTTCAGGAACCCCTGCCAGGCGCTTTCGACAAGCCCTGCGGTACCTTCTTCAACCTCTAACTTAGCTTCTTTATCTCCGAAATATCCACGAATGACGCTTGAGAACAATCCATTTTGCCCTTCAAACGTCTCTTCAAGCTTGAGCAATGAGTTTTCTGTCTGATCAATTTCTTGTTCAACGCCGTTTTCGTCTACAGTTTTCTTCTTAAATACGCCTTTAATAGCATCCTTAATCGTATCAAAGATCTCAATAATTTTCTCGCCGCCGGGAACAATGCGCTTTACTCCGCGCTCAAAGCTGTCGGCAATCGCAGTTAACCCGCCTACAAAACCGTTTTCCGCGTAACCTTTTTCAAAGTGCTCGTATACACGTGCCACAGTGTCACCGAACGTCTTAAATGCGTTTGTGATCGCCGTCCAGACATCGACCATAAATTCAGAATTCTCAGCCCAAGTAATAAATTTTCCGAACCATTCGCCGATCTTCTGAAACGCGCCGATGATAAATAAAACAGCTCCTCCGAAAATGCTTCCAACGACAAGCACGAGACCGGAGATAACATCTTTCAGAAACAGAAACGCTTTTGCCAGAGCGTGAATGACCGTCAGAAATACAGGATGATTTTCAAACAGCTGGTCAAATGCCTGTCCCATGTTTTTCAGACCTTCGGCAATACCACCGTTTTCAAACCCGTATTTAAAAGAACTGATAAGCGTATCGATTACGTGATTAATTTTATCAATCGGTTCTTTAATCTTTTTATATAGCGTGTTTCCAAGATCATCAAACTTCTCAACAATCCCGAGCGAATCAAAACTGGTACGAAGCGTATCAATACCTGTAGCTATTACATCAAAAACGCCGGTCACCAGTTTCAGAATCGGAGATAGTAATTTAAAAACAAAAGAAAGAAGTTTCCGAGCGACCTTAAACACAAATCCGATCGTCTTTCCGATTACTCTAAGCACCGAAAAGAAAGCAGTTGCAAAATTTAAAAATCCTTCACTCTCACTGATTGCTTTTATTTTTTCACTGAAAGAATAAAATGCTGCAGTAAGAGTAAAGAAACCGTCGCTCATGGTGGCGATTTGATCATCGTATTCATCTCCGCGCCCGAACACTCTCAGAAAAGCTTTATCAAATGTCTCTCCGAATTTATCCAATGCTTCAAGAAGATTTGTAATGCTTTTTCTGAATAAATCGCCAGCGGAAATAAGCTCCCCGCTTTCGCTGAGAACACCTTCGCCGAAAATACTGGCATAAATATTGTCAGCCTCATCGGCAAAAGAATTCATATCGTAAACGAACTCTTCAGTACTACCCGTAAGACTCGCTAAATATTCGGCATATGTCGCATACCCAAGGCGCTCGCTTAGATGTTGCGCCTGATAATATGACTCCATAATTTCCATCAGATAGTCATCGTCGATCGTTGCCCGTGCGAGATGCTTCAGGTCACCAACCATCGCCTGCATAAGTTCCGGATCAAGTCCCATGGACTCATACCAGGCCAGTCGCACATTGCCGTCGCCGTGTTCGCCCCTTAAAACTTCCAGAGCAAGTTCCCGCATTTCGGCAATATTTCCGACGCCGGCTGATACAGTTTCTTCAATTTCGGCTTCCACATTCTCGCTGTCGATTCCGAGGCTGTTCAGTGCCGCCTTAAAATCTTCTACCGAAATAGCGCCATTGCGAAAAGCGTCTTCCAGACTTTCATATGACTGAAGCGCCCGAACAACTTCTTTCGGATCCATCGCGTCGCGAAGCGCGTTTTCAAAATCGTGTACTGTCTTGCCGGCTTTGTTCAAAGCGCGGCTGAGACTGATCGGACCAGACGAATCGTAGGTATCGTCAAGGGCTCCAAGCGCCAGTTTAAACTGATCGACGGTAATTGCGCCATTTTTAAGCGCTTCTTCCAGACTTCCGTAATCGTCAATAATCTGCTTAACTTGTTTTGCTCCCATTGTTTTATTGAGAGCTTTACGAAAGTCATCCATCGTCTTTCCGACGGCGGCGAGTCTATCTTCAAGAACCGCAGTACCGCCGGCGGCTTTTTGCATTCCGCCTGCAAACCCGGCAACAATCCCGTTCTCACTAAAGAAACCCTGAGAACCTTTAATAATTTCAATCAGATGGTCTACCGGCTGAGCAAAAATATCCCAAAAAACTTCGGCCATTTTTGTCCAAAGTTCTTTCGCTTCAAGATAATTACCGAACAGCAGCTCAAATACATCCATCCATTTCGTACTGACGGCATCTTTTGTGGCTTCAATCGCTTCGGTGAACGTTTTGGCTTCCTGTGCGGCCTGAAATGCCCTTCGACCGAGATCGTATTCCGGTCGAAGCATCTCATTGAAAGTATCTCGAAGAACCTCCATGCTTACGCCGAGTTCTTTACTTTTTTCTTTCAGAAATTCTTCAGATTTACCGGCCTTTTTCAAACTTTCCTCATAATCTTTTAAATCCTGAAGTACGTTTGTGGCACTGTTATAACCGAAATCTTCCTGCACATCGGCTACGAATTGTGCAAAATCTCCGTACCGATTTAAAACTTCCAACAAGACATCTGAATTAAACCATTTCTGAGCAAGAGCGTTTCTGAAGTTTTCTACCGTAACAATTGTGTCGGCATTTTTTGTGGTAGGATTGGCAACTTCCCAGGTGTCCTCAGCTACTTTGTGTAACGTTCCCATTTCTTCGGCAACTTCAATAACCTGTTGCTTAAATTCATGGGTCGCCATGTTGGCAAGCTCAATTGACTTCCAGTCCTGTGCAGTGACCGCTCCAATACCGAGTGCCTGGGAGAGGTTATACATCGCTCGACCTGCTTCGGCAGGTTTTCCGCCGGAAATCGCGGCCCAAGCGGAAATACCCTGCATGGCGGTAACCGATTCTTCCAGCTCACGCCCAGCGGCTGTAAACTTACCGACGTTATTCACCATGTCGGTAAAGCTGTACGATGTTTCGTCCGCAAACCATGTCAGTCTTTCGAGTTGCTCCGTTACACCCTCAAGCTGCGCTTGTTGATCGGCCCATTTAAGCCCATCACCAACCAAATTATTTGTGGAAGCCATAATAGTCTGAACGGCTTCCACTTTACTTGCATATTTATTCCACCCTGCTCCAACTTGCTGAGAAGTGAGCATGGTGGACAAATTTTTGATTTGACCGACCAGTTCAATTGCTTTATTGGTCAGACTGCGCATAACCTGGTCACCGACAATGCCCATAGCGGAAAATCGGTTGGTTACTTTATCCAGCGATTGTTCAATGGTATCAAGACCGGTTGCGTTTTCTTCTCCAAGTCCCTTGAGGCTCCGATCGAGACTTTCAAGTATATTGATGGTTCTTTTAGCACCAGCTTCAAATTTCTCGTTGTCGATGCGCATTTCTACGATGCGTTCTTCAACTGTTGTATTCCCCGCGTTCATCGACTCTTGGAAACCTCCTTCCGGACTTCTTCTGATATTTTATCGAATATAGGCTGTATCGCCGGAGAAATATAATGCCTTCCCTGAACATAACTGCCCCAACCTGTGCCATGGCCATACTCAATGATAACTGCGATCGGAACGCCGTCGCTCATATTATCATTAGTCCAGAAAATAGACATTCTTCCGCGTTCTTTTACAATTTCATATTTCCAGGAAGCCGCGGTTTTTCCTGTTCTTTTCGGAGTGGCGGAAGCAAGAGCCTGAACTCCTTCTTCCGCGTATTTCTCCATAATGCTGTCAAAATCCAGCTTTTTCATTCGTTCAAGAAAACTGTAAGTGTTCTTGAAATCACCTTTTACTTTACACCGGATCATGACCCTTATCTCCTTATCCTCGCGTGTTATACTTTGCCCTTCTCGACGCATTTAAAGCCGCCCTTTGCTGCGCGGCTTCTCTTTTACCCATTTTCTTCGGCGGCTGATTCTTAATTGAAGCAATTTCAATTAAGGTTAACAACCTGTTCAAATGCCATTTCTGACACGGTTCAAATGGAATATTGAAATTTGTCATCCAGAAATAAATCAGTTCGCTTGTAATAATTTCTCTGCTTTTCTTCTGGTCATGATTTTTAAAGGTTGTCGCCGTCATGCTATCGGTAATGTATTCCGCAATTTTCTTGACATCGTCCCCGTCAAGTGCGTAAAACACGTTCGGATCTACATTTTTTGTAAGACACATGCACTGAAGATATGAAAAAAACTCTTCAGTTGTCTTTTTTTCCGAAGAAAGATATGGTTTATGCCATTTTGATTCCCAGTTTGAAATACTGATCAGAGAATGTTCAAGGGAAATATTCGTTTCTTTTACCGTGATAAATTTTCCGTTTTTCTCATCAAACAATTCTTTCTTCGGAATGTGAATCAAGAGTGGCATTTGAATTTATTAAGTGGTCGGCATCTGAACAAGCTCACCGAGACCTTCGCGTTCCATGAGCTTGGCTGCCTCGGCCTTTTGTTCAGCGCTTACCGCCGGCATAACCTTTTCGGCAAACTCGTCAAGAGATTCTTCGCCGGAAAGCAGGCCATAAACATATGCGTCATACGCGGCGCTCTGTTTGAATTTCTTAAATAAAGGTTTTCCATCGTCGTCTTCCTTCAGAAACAGCGAAGGATTGTCTTTCGGACGGACGCCGTAGGACTTTTCAACCAGCAGTTTTACAAAATCAACGGCCGGCTTCTGTTTGATTTCTCCACCTTTGGAGTCTGCGATCAGACCCTTCAGATGACCGACGAGACCACCTTCGTCCTCGTATTCGAGGTTGAGGTCTACGCATTCGGTTTTGTTGAGGTTAAAATACGCGTCAACGGACTCTTCAACTCCGTCAAAATTCGTATAGGTAATTTTCTTGTGCAACATGTTTTTGTTCTCCTTTCAAATATAAAAAGGAGCTGCCGTATTTCAGACAGCTCCCAAAGAAACTAATGAAACTTAAGGATTATCAGGATCAATTACGCCGGTAAGAATTCCAACAACTTCGTCAGGAAGAGGAAGTCTCGCCGTGGTTCCGGGATTCTGGCCCTCCGGATCGGATCCGTACAGAACCTTTTCAAACTTTGCCAAATAACCCCTCTGCTGTTCGGTCGTAAACTTTGTAGAGTCGATCGTAAGCAGGGACGTTGCCTTATGCCCGGTAACCTCAACCGGAACAGTCGTGAATTCCCAGCTGAACTGAATCGGTTCCGGACTGTCATTGATTGTCTCATAAGAACGCTCGGACGGAGAAGCGGAAGCGCCGTAAATCAGATGGATCTTGTAACCATAAGAATCCATTTCGGTATCATTACCGATTGTAGACACATAGCTGAAGCCAAAGGTCTTACGGGGCTGCTGACCGATATTCACACCGGCAAGCAGCTGAGCAGAACCGTCGCACTGCTCAAATTCGGCAGGATAAGTATAAGCTTCGATAGTGCCGCCGAAGTTCTCAACGCCACGCAGAACAAGATATTTGATGTCGTCGGCGTAGATATCGTTCGCGTCGCCACCGTCAGGAGACTCGGAAACGGAGGTAAGGCCGTTCCATGCAACACCTTCGGAATATGAATAGCCCTGAGTGGCATTACCAGTCTGAAGATACAGAACGCCGCGCTTTGTACCGGTTTCGTAGGTCTTTTCGCCTACCTGGTCCCATTTAAGTTTTGCCATTTTGATTTCCTCCTAATCAGTAATAAATCATAAACACATCGTGATGGAGATTATCCTTCGTGAAGTGCCTCTGATACTGGCAATGTCCGAAATGAGACATGACCGCCTGAAGCATTTCGGGGTCCGGCTCATCTCGGTTGATGTATGTTACTTGATAGCCTGGGCGGAACAGATAGTTTCTGTCGTTGGCTGCAGGCTGATATGCAGTTGTACGTTCCATGATAAAGCATGGATAATCGATCCCGGTAAAGATATAACTTTCGCCGTTCCCATCGTCCAATCCTGCGTCGTAGGAAGATTGAAAGTACACCTCATCCGTGCCGAGCAGGTCTTTAAGCTCCTGTATCAGAAGATCTGACCGTCGCTCCATTGTATGGTCCTCCTAGCGTCAGAATCAGTCGAGGATACTCCACTGAAATTTCGGAAATCTTCCATGGAGTACCCATCCACTTGACATATTTCATGGAACCGACGTGCTTGCGTGCATACGGATCCGCCAGAATCGAAATCTGTTGCGACGGGGTAATAGAATCATGCACCGTTTCGGTAGCCTGATAGCGAAGACTCCTTCTGAGTACGTCTCCGGCATACTGATACTCAACCGGTTCGGTTGTTTTAACGCCGGGTCTTTTTTCTACAACTTCAACAAACCCGACGGATCCGTAGAATTTCACGCAATCACTTCCATTTTGAATTTAATTAACCCGATCAAGCAGTAACTTCCTCTTCGAGAACGA